TGCTTCCCGCATCTCGTCACGGGTTATATCCCCCAGGGCATACTCGTCATAAGCCGTTGCCCGCGGCGGTGTAACCGCCTCCGCCGCAACCTCACGGGGAGTAGGCGGCGTGACCGCCTCCGCAGCCACCTCACGGGCCGTCGGAGCAGTGGACGGCTCCAACCCTACCAGTTGCCGGTACTCGGCTATCCCCTCATCCGCCAACCGACGGCCAAGAGCAGCAGCCTCGGGAGTCGCCGCATCGTGAAGTTCCTTCGCCCGCTTCTTACCGCCCTTCCTCCACCGCATTTTGTTCTTGGCGCTGGTCTTTACCGGACCTTCGAGAGCGTCGACCACCTCGTCCAGCATCCGCATGTTGTAGACGTAATGGCGAACATCGAGCGCTTGTGTCCGGAGTTCTTCGGGTATACCGGCGTAGTAGCCGGGATCCCAGCGTTCCCCCGTGTGTTCGTACCGTTGTCTCCAAATCGTGGCCTGTTCAAGGGCGTCATCCGATGCCGCGTAAGCCTCGTTGAACGCCCGCAGCATTATCTCCCACGCTTCCTGCGAATCTGCCCGCCATGAGATTCGGGTCTTCCCGTGGAACGTGATGTCAGGATGATCGGCAGGTATAAGTGCCCGTACCGACTCATCTATTTGCCGCTGGGGTTCCATCCCTGGTTTGTCAACCCACACGAACTCGCCGTCCACAAGTTCGGTACGACCACTGTAGTTGTATCGAAAGGTCTTACCCGCCGCTGCCGGAGGCGTGACCGCCTCCGCCGCCACCTCACGGGGCGTAGGCGCCGGCACCCCCTCGCCAATCCACTTCCCCAAACTCCCCTTGATCTGCCCGATGCCTACAGGGCCGCCGCGCTTTCCCGATCCCGTGGGCTCGACAATACGAATCTCCCGGCTCAACATGCCGCGCTGTTGCGCCCTCTCCAACAGATCCTGCATCAATACCCGGTACTTGGCAGAACCGTAAAAGAACAGTTCCTCCGCATCCCCCACAAGATCAACAAACTTCTGTAGTTGCTTCGGTCCAGCGACAACTTCCTTAGCGCCCGTCTTGGGCAACTGCACATCGTACGTTTCAACCAACTCAGCCGGATCCAACACCCCGTGCTTCGCAGAAATAATGCCACCCAACTCGGCGTCACTACCCTCGATCTGGTGTTTCATAAACTTGAACGTGTCATCCGTGTAAAGATCCTCGGCAGCGACCGTGGCACCTTCCGCCAACTCGCACTTCTTCTTCGTACACATGGCGAACACCTTGCGGCGTGCCGCAGCACGCCTGGCGGCAACACCAGCGCCCGCTGCCGGAGGCGGCACATCATCCATCCCCTTCGCCAGATTCTCCGCCTCCCACAAAGCCTCCAACTCCGGATCAACCTCCGGTGCGGTACCACGGATCTCCGCCATACGATCAGCAGCCGACCTACCCGAACGCTTCGTCGCCTCCGCCTGCGCCACCTCCTTCGCTTCCTTCAAGGTCTTGGGTAATCCACCACCGACGCCGACATCAGCCACCGGTACACCATTCACCGAAACAACCCAGCCGTCACGAACCCACTTATCGACCTTCTTGCCGAACTCCTCAACCGTTCGCACGCTGCCAGTCGGCTCAATCGTCCAAACGTCAATAATGCGTTCGCCATCGACGACCTGCACCGACATCGCAGTCTCCCCAGGCGCCGTCGTGCGCGGTTTGGCTCCGACATGCTTGCCGGCGTCGGTCCACTCCTTCCACTCCCGGCGACGCAACGCCTGGCGTTTCTTCAACGTCATACCTGTCGCTTCATCAACTGCTTCTTCAATGCGGTACTTGGTTAGTAGTTCTTCCTCCGACGGGATCGAAAACTTCGCCACCCGCACCGACCGTGAAGCAAACGGCACCTCCTCAGACGGCCCCTTCGACCACCTCAACGGCTCACCCTCAGCCACCTCAGCGCCACCAGAAACATTCCTCGCCCACACGCCATCCCGCATCGTCGCCTCGACCCGCACAAACGGCGAATCCTGAGACAACAACACACCGCCAGCCAACGCCTGACGCTGCTGCCACTCAGTCAACACCGTCCCGTAACCATGCCCCCGATCCAAAGCCCCCTCATATGCGGCAGACACCTCCTGCCAACTATTCTCCGCCTCCCGCATCCACCGCGGCAGTTTCGCCACATCGATCCCGTTGTAATCCCGATAGATGCTGCCAATATCAGGGAACAGACGATCATCGTCGTACACCTGGCGTACATCAAACCCCTCCCCAAGAACAGTCTTCGTCCACGGACCAGGAGGATCAGGGTCCAGCACCTCCCTGAAAAAGAACACATCCCCCAACCACTCCCGCATCTTCAAATCCTTAGGAAACGCATCCAACAAGCCCTGCTGATCCAACTCGCTCAACGGCGCCTGCAAAGCATGCAGCATCCGCTTTATGCTTTGCACATCCTTAGACACCTCGGCAAGCGACTTCGCTTCCTTCACCAGGTGCCGCATCTTCGCTTCGACATTGCCAAACGCTTCAATCAACTCGTCCAACAACTTGTCGTCAACGATCGTTCTCGTCGCCGCAGTCCGCTGCTGCGCCAACATGCTGCTGATCGCCTGCAACTGTTTCCACCGGTACCCGACCAGCGACGCTTCCTCCAACAAAGGCTTCATAAAGTCGTACAGCGCCTCCCGCGACTTCTGCGCCCTACTGCTCACACCCCGCATCACCTCCATCAACTGGGCCTGTATGTCAACCAGTTTCGCTTCAAGAATCTCGACCTCAGCGATCCACGCAGCCGTCTGCGTCCCAATCTCAGACGCCCCCTCCCGCCTCGCAATAGCCATCCGCATCGCCTTCACCTGCTCGACATCCAGGCCACGCTCAATACCCTTGAACACCTCGTCAAACGCGTCCCCCCTATTGCCGTAAAGCCCCTTCAATGCGCTATGAGCGGCATCCTTCTGCCCCTTGATCCAAGTCACCGGATCCTTGAACGCAATACCCCCCTCCTCCAACAAGTTCATAATCTTCGCTCGACGCACCCCCTCCCCGATCTTGCTCAAATACACATCCATAGACTTCCAGATGTCCTTATCGAACAGTTCACGCGCCCCGTCACCAAACTCTGTATCCGCTATCGCCCTGATCTGTTCCTCGATCGTGCGCCGCGACGGATCATCCATCTGGTTCACCAACGGGACACCCCTGAACTCGCCGCCAGGAATCAACCTACGCGGCATCGTCGGGTCATACGCCTGCTCCAACGCCCGACGCATCACCCACAACTCGTCGGCGCTCGCAAACAACCACTGGCTCCCACCGAACATGTTCGCCCGAACCAGAGCATCATCCATCCACTTGCGGCCCTGATGCCAAAAATCAGACACCGCACTATCACCAACCCGCTTCATCACAGAACCAAACTTCTGCCGAAACCTCGGATTGATAATAGGTAAACCGTCTTCCAGAACCTGGGCGCCCAACGAATCAGTCAAATAGAACTGTGTTTTGAACATGTCGTCGACCGTTTCAGGATCCAACCCCAACCGTCGCGCCGTGCGTCGCAGAACCAACGCATCCTTCGACATGAGATCCATGAACCGGTTGCGGGCAGCCCACCCGGCGTTATTGCTCACCATCACCCGGTTCGCGTCCAGAACCGTCTTGTAGTCCTTGCTACGCAACCCCTGCTTGATGCTCGACTTGTTGTTGAACGACTTGTCGATCGTTTCCGCAGTCTTCCTATCGAACAGAGCCGCCTTCCCCTTCCCGAACTGTGGGACGACAGTTGTCAACACTTTCCCGGTGAAACCAGGCAACTTGAATGCTTCGACCGGCATCCTCGACGCCATCCGTGCCGCCGCCGTGTAGAAATCGTCAGGAATGTCACCCAGGTCGACACCCTTGGAGATGTCTTTCATCCGGCTAATGATCTTTGCTTCCGCCGCAGCGGCATCCTCCAGCCCTTCACGGCCAAACCTGGCTACAGCCTCAGCAGCATCATCCACAGCCTTCCCTGCGACCGGTCGAGCCAGATCCCCGATGTACGGCAACTTCGACGCCTGCCGGGCACGACGAGCCGTCATCCCACCCCTGGTCGCCTTGTCCAACACCTTGTCCAGACGCACCGCCCGCCCCAAACGCCCCGTCGTCGGAACAAACAACCCCATCTGACCCAGCAGGCCAACCTCCTGCAACGCCTCCCGGCCGGCCGAATGCATCGCATTCGACCTGCCGACAGCCGTAACACCGTCCTTCAACACCTTCGACTTGTGAACAGCCTGCGCCTGCGTCACCCCAGCCTTACCGCCAGCCTTAGCGATGTCGTCATACCAGGCAGCACCCTTCGACATCACATCTATCAACTTGTTGGCACTCATCCCCGCACGGCCGGCAGCCCCAATACCACCAGTCATATAGGTGATCGGATCAAACGCGATGTCGAACCCCAACCCCACCACCATGTCCAACGGGCCAGGAAGATCCACCCCCCAATCACGCATCACATCCTGCATGAACAGATTGTCCTCAGTCTGCTTCCACCAATCAACAGGCGAAAACCCCTCCCCCGTGAACAGATCCCCGACCTCTTTGATCGTCGACACGATCGCCGCACGCGGCGTATCGATCAAATCAATGAACTTCCCCAACGGGCCAGCGAACTCGAACGGTCCCGGCTCCGGCTCCGGCGCCTCCGGTATCATCACCGGCTCCGGTCGCGGCAACAACTGACCCGTCGTCACAGGCGTACGCTGCGGAGCATCTTCCGGACCCTTCACCAGGTCAATCAACGGGCTCCCAACGCCCGTAGTCATATTGGCGAGAATGTCCTTACGGCTCGGCCGGCCAGGCCCAGTCGTGATATTCGCCAGAATATCTTCGCGGGACGGCACCCCTACCCCCGTGCCTCGTACTCCTGCGACGCCTCAACATCTCCCCAACCGGAAATCGGCATAGGCACCATCTGCCCGTTGATGTTCACCGGATAGAACCCCACCGGAGCGTTCTGAGTCTCAGCGATCTGCGCCTTCAACATAATCTCAGGATCCACAAAGTAAGTCTCGCTGCCACCCGTAGGCGTCCACGGCATCATGTTCTCGTACTCGTTGGCTTCCGCCTCACCCATCAAATCGCCGTACAAGTCACCCAACAAACCGCCAGCCGCCATCGCCTCAGCCGTACCCGGCGTCAAACCCATCTGCATATCGATCGTCGCAAACTGGGCTGACTCCGCAGCCTGAGCCTGAGCAGCCTTCGCCTCAGCCTCCGCCTGCGCCTGGGCAGCCTCCGCCCTCGAAATCCGCCCCGACGCCTCCGCCTCATTGATACGCGACATCTCTGCGTCATACGTCTGCTGCGCCCCATAGACGCCGGCACGCTGCGCCTGACCCGCACCGAACGCCCCCGTACGGGCCGCCTCAGAACCCTGGAACCGGCCAGCAGCAATCTGCTCGCCGGTATCGTACATCCCCGTCCTGTACGCCTGATTGGCTCCAAAGCGCCCCTGAGCGATCTCGTTCGCCAAGGCATGCTGCGACCCCAACTCGCCCGTATTGATGCCACCCAACGCCTGCATGTTCTGCAAACCCAGGCCCGTGCGCCGACCAGCAATATCCTCCGCAAGGTTCGCACGGCCACTAAACAACTCATCCGCCAAAGCAGCACGGGCATCCTGGAACAACCCCGTCGCCCCCAACGAACGATCCGTAGCCTCTGACGCCGCAATCGACGCCAACCTGCCCTGCAGATCCTGCGACGAAAGAGCCTGCGACCCCAACAGCCCCGCAGTTTCCGCACCAACCGCCGTCGTATACGCCTCCGGACTAATGCCCTGCTCCCGCAGGGCAGCCTCCGCATCCAACCGGCGCTTATCCAAACCACCCTGAGCGCCCGTATAACGACCGCTCATAGCCTCCATCATCGCCTGCTCCTGGGCCAGACGCTCCCCTTCCAAAGTCTCCATCTGGCTCAACAACTGCGCCTCGTAGTCATCCAACCTTGCGCCACGTTGAGTTTCCAACTGGTCATACACGCCGCCCCGACGCGCCTGCTCAGCGTTCAACGCATCGATCATGTGCTGGTACTGCTGGTTGACGTTCCCCCGACGCATATTCGCCATGTCCAGAATCTGCTGCTGTTCACGGCCCTCCCGACCCGTCAGATATTCAAGGGCGTCGTCCCGCGTCCCACCGAAATAGTCTTCCGCAGCGGTAGCACGATCGTCGTAATAGCCGCCTGACAGATCGGCGCCCGTATCGTAGAAAGCGGTTGTCTCGTCGCCTTCTGTAGTGAAATAGTCCTCCGACGTATCAAACGCCGTTTCAGCGTCCTCTCGCAGATCGGCGTACATGTCGGTGTACGCGTCTTCGATGGGGACACCCAATGTCGAAATCGGAGCAGCGGGAGCAGGAGCCGGGGCAGCAGGAGTCGTGATCCCTAGAAAGTTCTGAGCATCAGACGTACCAAGCCAGTCGAGAACCTCCTGATCCGTCGGACCTGGAGGACCACCCATAGCACCTGGCGTACCAAACGTCGGAGCATTCTGCGCCTTTTCATACGCCGGCGTCGGCGCACCCGTAACCGGATCGGCATAAACCTCTGCCGCCCTGGCATACCTCGCTGCCTCCAACACCCCCGGTGCAGGACGATCTACAGCAGGCGCCATCCACGCTCTTTCATACCTGGCGGCTGCCAAAGCGCCAGGATCGGGACGGGACGCAACGGGCGTCGGGCCGCCATGTCTGGCGGCTAACGCCTCCCTTGCCGGTGTCGAAGCGGCCTGCGTAGCCGCCCGCGCCGCTGGATGCACATTACCCAACGGGTGACCACCCCTGGGTGCCTGACCAAACGACGGCGCTTGACTACGAGCCGCCGCCGCAGGATGCACCCTCGCAGGCGACGGCCGATTCGCGCCACCCATCGTCGATGGCGGCCCCCCACCAGTTGTCGCAGCATTCGTCACAATGCCGCTTGGCGAACGTATCGACAAACTCTGTCCTGCGGATCTACGCCGTATAGCGTCAGGTCGACCCATTACGCACCTCTGATCCGTGCAGCCATCACAGCCCGACGCGACGCATCATCCATCACGCCACCCAAACGCTGCCCAGCGTACGCCTGCTCCGCCTCCCACTGTTGAGCAGCCAACTGATCCAACGCACCCTGCACACCCATCTCGTAGCGGCCAGCCTCACGCAACTCATCCGTATACGTCCGACCCAACCCCCGCTGAAACTGGCCCGAATCCAACATGCCGCGCCGATTGAACTGACCAGGGATCTGCCGACGCAGATCCCCAAACCGGCGACTCATGTCATCCAAACCCATCGCCCGCTGCCGGCCATACCCCTCACGCTGATGCTGCAACCCCGACAAACGGCGACGCAGATCACGGCCACTCTTGGCAACCGACGCATACTTCGGAACATTCCCCAACGGGGACGGCGAAATAGCGCCAGCAGCGCGACCCTGGACGCCAGCCGGCGTCAAAGGCCCAACCAACTCCTTAGAGCGGTTCGTGACGTTGAAGTCAATCGCCACCGTAAAAGGTCAGCGACCGACTCTGCCGCCAGCAGCCTGTTCTGCTATCAGAGCCTGGATGGCGGCGGCACGGCCGGGACCAGACGAGCGCCGTCCAGCGCCCCGCACCGTATTCGGGTCGACGTGCAACTGCCGGCCTGTCCGCGGATCGAACACCGGTCGAGGACCACCAAAAGCGCCAGCAATAGCGCCACCCAAACCGGCCAATGGATGGCCGCCCTGCGGACCAAACGACTCGGGATCCGACAGATCCCGTTCACCGCCGGGCACACCTGGTGCCGGCGACGGACCCATCCCAGGCCCCGTCGGCGGAGGCGGAACAGGACGCCGCTCATGCGGCCTGGAATGGCCGGGACCGGGAGGACCGCCTCGGCTACCTGGTCCCATAGGACCGGGACCGCCTGGAGGACCACCAAGACCAGGATCAGGTGCGCCAGGAGGCGGCCCCTGATCCATCAAACCCTGCTCCATCACGATCCGGCGCAAAAACTCCTGCGCCTCAGGGGTCCCCAACCACGCCATCACCGCGGCAGCCTGTGGATCCTGGCCGAACTTGGCCCGGTCGGCACCCATCGGTTCTCGCGCCTGCATGAACGCATCCAACTGGTTCACTGAGGGCGGAGCGTTTCCTGGTGTATTCGCCATAACAATAGGTTCCTTCTGTCCCGCTAACTAAAAACGTGGCCGGCAATCACAAGATCGTCGTCTTCGACAGTCACATTTATTACAACCGCCCCGCTCGTACCGCCTCCGTTGATCGCAACACCGGCAGTCACAGCGGTAATATCCCCCGTAGGGACTTGATCGATCCGTTGAGTAATACGCGAGGGCATCTTCTCTCCTAGCCGAAGTAAGTGACATCGATGGTGCTGGTCGATGAAACCCGAATAAACTTGACATCATCCAAATCGTCCTGGTACAAATCCAAGACGCTGTATGGATTCAAATAATGTCCGACACTGGCCGTCGGCGTACCCCAACGTACCCTCACGGGCTCCGCCCCATTCGTAACCATCGCAGCGATAGCCCCCGTCGGCCTGGTCAAACCAATAGCGGTACCTGCAACCGTTACTTGCTGGTCGCTAAGGGCAGAACCGTATTCTGCCGCTGACTGTCTGATACCCATGCTAATCCTCCAGCGCGGCTACCCGCGCCTCCAAATCGTCCAGTTTCTCCTGGATCTTACGAAGTTCGTACTCAATAGATGTAGCGTTCGGCCCGACAAACCTATGAGTCGGCTTGTATTCAATCGTCGGCATCAGGCCACCATTCCTGTTCCGCCTCCATCAACAAAGTGCTAACGGAAGAAGCGATGCCGGCGACGAGTGCTTCCATCTCATCTACGCGGTTGCACATCTCCTCCATCGCCACCAGGCGGTCCTCCAACTCGCGGATGTCCTCCACCCGCGCATAGGCGTTCATGTCCATCGAGTCTTCGATGGATTCGACCGATTCTTCGAGTCGGTCGATGCGAGCCACCGTACGGGCAGAAGACCAGGTGATGGTCCCAGCGATCACCGCCACGGACAGGATCAGTCCGACCGCGATGGTCGGGATCTTGACTTGACGGATGTCGGTGGGAGTATCCATTACTCAGGCGGTGTGGGCCACACCACTTCTGACACGCGGCTGTACGTTTGGGGCAGATCCCGTAGATCCTGTCGGTACCTCTCCCACTCTGCCTTCTGTTCGTCGGTGAGTGGTGCGTCACCCAACTGGGTCCAATCACAGTTCCCCAACGTGGCGTTGCGCTGGGAGCGGACCTGCGAGAAGTCCAGATCCGCAGCCTCAAACATGGCGTCCAGTTCGGCTTCTTCTTCTGCCGTCAGTTCGATGTATTCACCGTTGACGACCTTCATTCGTGGCATGTCAGGCTCCTGTTACTCCGTAGAGGGTGATAGCGGAATACTGGGCCAAGTCATCGGCGTAACCCGATGCGATCTTGATTGACGAGATCGCTGAAGCCTGAGCGTAAAGACCCGCTGTGACTCCAGTAGCCCAGTCGCCGCTGCTTGTGCTGTTGTTCGGTGAAACAAACCGCATCACGAACGGCTTGAAGGTCGACGTATCCGAGTAGTTGGGAATCCAGATGTCCATACAACCGAACGTGTCGGCCAAAGCCTGATCCGCAGGCCACTGGACGTTCACCAAATCGCCGCGTGCAGCCTCGCGGGTTGCCGTGAGAGAGGTGCTGCTGGCGTACAGCGACGTATTGGAATACACGGACGAAGTGACACTGTTCACGGTCAGCGACATTGAAACGTACTTCCTGGTGGCGTACTCGCCACGCAACGACGCCTTTATGAGCAAGTGGTCGTAGGACGACGAAATGCTCGTTTCCTCCCAGTAGGCGGCACCGCCTGACCCGATCTCAGTGTGGTCGATAACAGTGAAAGCAGCCATTACGAGTTCTTCCAGCCGTACAAGGTGAACTCTGAACCACGCAGCCACGCCGTCCCGTCCACGGGATTCAACAGGATCGCGTTGACGACAGAAACGTCATCCCACACGCCGCCGCCGAACCTCAGCAACACATCGTTTGCCCCGCTGCCCAACGATGACACCATGCCGCTCTGAGCCATTATGGATGTGTTCTTGCTCGCGTTCGCGTAGTCCAACAGCAGGATGGAGCCTTGGCCGAAGTTTGCTGCGCCCGAATACTTCGTGGACACTCGCGGGACAAGCATCGACGTTTGGCTGGCGCTGGCATACCCTGCTTCCGTTGAGCCGTGTGCGTAGATGTACGCATAGGAATAGTTGGAACCAGTATCGACAGGCGAGTGGCCCGTGTCGCCCAACCGAATCAGCATGTCGTCGTTGCCATATGACGCCCGATTCGACTGGGCGCTGAACCTGATCTCCAGATGCTCGTAGGTGGACGGGATGTCGTCCCAGATGATGTACGAAGCCTCAGCCCCGTCAGCCTCCAGGTAGGTCGTCTGGATTGCTTCCATCGCAGCCATCAGGCGACCATCCTCGGGAGGATGCCGAACAGGTCGAAGCGGGAACCAGAGACAAACCCTGTGTCGTCCAGAAGGTCGATCTCAATGATCGGATCTTGGTTCCTCCAGATCGCACCGAACAGGTTGACGTTCCCCGACCCGTCTAGGTCGCACGCTCCTTGGCAGAACGCCGCCTTGTATTTGCCGGAGTTGATGTCGGAGAAGGTCATGACGTAACCGCCGAAAATGTTGGCGGTCGCTGACACCTGCGGGGCCACTCCGAAGCGGATGTAACTAATCGACGCGTTGACATCGCCAGCCGCCGACGACCCGTCGCTCTGTAACTGCTGCCACCCGTAGTTGTTGCCCGTGTCGTTGTTCAGTCGCAGGTAGACGCCCGTCGTAGCACTCCCCGACACTCCCGAGCGTGCGTAGCCGACTACGACGAGATCAAGGTACTGCGACCAGTCCCCGACCTGACCGTCGTTGGTTGAAGTGAACGACACATTCGCACCGCTGGGCGAAGCGGTCGCCAGGGCGACCCACGCCTCACCGTCGGTGATCGCACCCGTGGCAGCGTCGATATAAGCGGGGAGTGCCATTACGCAGCCACCTCGTATCGGACGAGGAAGATACCTGCGCCACCTTCACGGCCCGCGTAGGCAATACCTGTCACGTCGCGGCCTCCTGCTCCACCGCCCGTGTTCACGACACCGGCCTGAGCGTCGTCGGCATTGTTGCCGCCGTCGCCACCTCCGTAAGTTCCGCCGACCTTGCGTACACCCGTGTCGTAGTCACCAGCACCGCCACCGCCTCCATAGCCGACGGCGGTCGCCGTGATCCCCCAATGAAGGGCACCATCGCCACCCTGTCCTGCTCCGTCGGTACCGCCTGCTTCACCGTTGCCACCGCCACCACCGCCAGCGGCGATGACGCCATCGCCGTCGTAGCCCTGACCGGACGTTCCGTCGCCTCCGTCCGAACCGGGGTAGCCGCCGCCACCTGATCCACCACCGCCACCAACCCCGCTAGAGGGTGTGGCGTTGCCCCCGCCGTATCCGCCTCCGACGGCGGTGTAGCCGAACGCAGTCGAATCAGCACCATCGGTCGGGAGAGTCGAACCTGCGCCGTCGCTTTCGGCCCCGCCACCAGTCCCGACAACAATCGTATAAATGCCCGCGCTTACCGTGTATGCGCCTGACGCCGTAGTCGCTCCAGACCCTCCGGCGAGGGAACCGAGGATGCCACCTGCGCCAGCACCACCCACGCCTGAACCGCCACCGCCAGCGACGAGCAGCCAATCGACATCAGCCGAACCACTAGCCACGACAAACTTGCCATCGCCACGGAACGCATGGACCCGGTAGGTCGTGCCAGAGTCGGTGTATTGGGTGATGATCCCGCCAGTAGCCACTAACGGGCCACCGAATACGCCGCCGTTCAGCCAAGTGGAAACAGCCGTAGACGGCCACCCACGGGCAGTATCCTTCCGCCCCTTCCAGTTGGAAACGGCGGTGGACGGGTTGGTGCGGTCCTGGCGGAACATCTATCAGGCAGTAATACGGTTCACGAAACCGTTGACGTTGATGACGTTCGCCGTCGCAGCGTGCGCCTTCACAATCAGGCTGTTGTCCAACAGGAACCCAGGAACGATCAACGTCATCCCCGAATCGGCTGCCAGTTCCAACTCGATGTAGTCGTCCTGGTCGGTGGTGCCCCCGTACTGGACGGTCAACACGACCGCCGAAGCGGAAGTGTTGCAGGCGTACAGCCAAATCTCGTCCCTGTTGGAGGTTCCCGAACCAGCGGTGTGGATCGTTACGGGCGATCCTGCCGTCGTCGAGGTGATGGAGATGTTCTTGCCGTTGGTGCTACCCGACAGGAACTCCTTTGAATACGTTGCCATAATGCCTTTCCTCTATGAGAAAACTTGGTTTGCGATGATGTTGTCGTCCACAGCCGTGGTCACCCACGCAACCCCAGGGGTCGCGCTGGAGTCAGCCACCAAGAATGTTCCATTGGCTCCGATGCCAACTCGAACAACCGTGTTATCGGCCGAACCGGCCAGAATGTCTCCCTTGGCGTCGATCAGAGTGTTCTGAACAACCCCAGGCGACGAGTTCACGAATGTTTCAATATCCGTGAAGTTCTGGTTCATGTCAGCAGCAACAATCGTTGTTCCTGCTGAGAAGTCGTTTGTGACGGCAAGTGTCGCCATTTACCTGAGTCTCCTGGGAGTATAGGTGAAAGCCAACGCATTGACTTCCCAATGATTATCCGACGTTGGCCCACTCACCTTCAAACTGACGCTCTTGGCTGTTCCCAAAGTCGGCAGATTGATGACATCTGCAGTCAACGAACGAGCGATCGCATCCCACTTCGCCACATAATCGGAACTATCGTCGCTGTCGTCCCACTTGGCGGTATCCCACCTGGATGTGGAAGTTTTGCCGGGAACAGCGACATTGAAAGATGTCGTCTGAGCCGACTTGTCGTAGTCCTTGTAGATGTCGACCGGGAGCGTAATCGTCGATTCGGCTGAGGTGACCATTCGAGGTCGACCCCACCGTTTCTTCACGATCGGGTTTCTTCCCGTCATCCAGGTTGTGAAGAAGTACGAAGAAATGTGGGTTTCCGCTGAACTGCCGTATCTGTCGCTGGTGCGGTTCTGTTCATCTTCGACATCGACGACAACACCCGTATTCGCCACACAACCAGCGAATACGGTCGGTGACGAGTTGGGCGGCCGGTAGGCATACAGTGGGCCGGCGTCGATGTCGGTCAGCACCCAGGCGCCGGTTGGCCCCAAAGTCGGATCATAAATGAACGTCCGCCGAGTCGTCGTACCGTCCTCTGTCCAATCGACGCTGACGTACGCTTTCTGGTTCCCCCACGCTAGTTGCGGATTCGAGGTGAACGAGATGCGGCCATCCGTGATCGCCGGAGCGATCTTATCGAACACCCAGGTGAAGTTTTCTTTGTTGTAGGCGAAGACGCCCTGATCGGCGTACCAGAAGAACACCCCGTAGGGGGTGGAGATGGGTTGCGACAACGGTACAGACCCGACGCTGTCCGTCAATGTGACCACCTGGAACGAGTCCGAATCGAACCCGAAAATGGCGTAGACACTGTTCGACTTGAATATCAGGAGTCGATCTCCCATCGGGCACAGGCCGGTGATGTAGTCGCCGTGTTCGCCCTTGTCGATGTCGACGTAATCTGTCGCCGTCCATTTCTCAGGATCGTTAGCGTTCGACCACCGCACCCGGTACTTGTAACCGGTGGCTGATTCGTAGGTGTACGCCGCCCACGCAAAGTTGTTCCAGAACGCAACATACTGGGCCTGGGGGAAGTTGCCGGCTGAACCATCCAGAGTCGTACCCAGGTCGGCGGCAGACGATCCATCCCACTTGAATGACGGCTTGTCGTACGATACGCCGTAGGCAACATTGTTCATGGTCATTCCGTAAACCCTGGACCCGTCGGTGCGGGCCGTGATCCCAGTCAGATCCGTGAAGTTTGCCGTAGCCGAATAGGCGACCTTGGTCCCGTAGTTGACCATCAGGTGATTGGTCCCGCTATCCGTGTGAAGCGCCCAAATGCCCTTTACATCGGCGCTCAGAGCCGTCGTGTTGCGACGATCGACGCCGTCGCGCATTCTGATCCCTCCACGGGGATCTACGAGAACATTGAGAAGATCCGGTGATTCGTTGTCTTCCAGGTTGAACTGGTCGGTACGAAGGTTCAGTCCGCCGATGAACGATTCGAGGGTTTCTAACTTGAACTGACTACGCGTAGCCATAAGTTACTCCCACGAATATCGCATACGGTTTGGGAGGATGACCTGCGAACGCCACCGTGAAGCACTCCGACTGTTCAACAGCACGGGTTGTGGCGCCGGCATGTCGTCGTAGCGTGCTTTCAGGTTGTCGAGTTCCTGATTGAAAATCTGGAAATACTGGGTCGCCATCGTGGGATCTTCCTGCTGCTCGTAAGCGCGGGCAATCCCGTACGTTGCCACCACGATATGGAACGGATCCGGCAGATCGGACGGTTCCGTAGCATCAGACACGCCAGCCCCGAAAGTCGTCGGGTTCTTGTATCCGCGCACATAGATCGTTTCAGCAGTTGTAGGCGTAGGGTACAGGCGGACTGTCTCACCCCAATACGACCACCACCAGGGCGATCCCTGACCGGTCACATTGAGCGGATAGACCACATCGCCTTCGTCGCGGCCAACATAGGTCGCAACGTGATCGTCGGTGCGAATGGCTGCGATTTCACGCAAACCATTAGTTACGGATGCGCCGATCGCAGCCAGGGTGTAGTCCTTCTGCGACGCTACCGTGTCGAACGTGGTCGACACCTCGAAGAACGGCCACCGCTTCTCCGAATAGACGATGACATCGTAGCCTTCGCCCAGGAAACGGTTGAGGGTATCGTCGGAAATATCGGTGGAATCGATGTCCACCACGGAGCGGACATACGACCGCATGGTCGAAATGTCCACGGCTACTTCCTATGGAAGACGCACAGGTCGCTGCCCGCAGGGGGATTCCCCTTACAGGGATCCCCGCTGCGGGTCAGCGCGCTGCACTTGGGTGCCGCAGGAACAAGGTTCGGGTCTGCGATCGGGGCGATCTGATGAACGTTGCGGGATGGCCCCACGGTTTGAGGCCGTGGAGTGCTTTCCCGGTAATGGTCGCCAGATGGTTGACCATACGGTCGAACCCCGACTTTGTACGCGTCTGCGAATCCTCGTCCCATCGGGTACTACTAGGCCGGCGTAATGCCGTACATGTAGCCCTGGCGGGCACGGTTGCTTACGGTCAACTCGCCGTAGCAAAGCAACTGCGAGAACACCGCGTCCTGATTGGTCGGGCGCACGAACGGCGTCGGCTTGAACCAGACATCCGAATGAGCGACCAACTGCAGGTACTTGGTGTTCAGCATGTAGAGTTTGCCTTCGCCGGCGAGAGTGCCGTCGAAAGTCATCGGTGCGCCCTTGAACAACAGGTTCTGGAAACCCTTGTCAGCCATGTCGGTGTCCGTGTAACGGATCTGACCGACCAGCAGAGCCTCGTAAGCCTCGTACTGGTTCTGTCCCGAAATGATGATCGTGGGCTGGTCGTTACCGACCGAACAGTTGTTGTAGAGAGTCGCCATCGAGGCAACAGTAATAGCGGCCGAACCCTGGTTCGTTACCGCTGACCGCCACCAGGAGTTATCCGAATCGGTGGCGTCGATGCCACCGGGAGAACCCGTAGAACCGACCAGAGCCGAAAGCCCCAACCAGTCCTTGCTGCTGTTGCCGGTGCCGTTGCCGAAGAACATGGTGTTCATGTTCTCGATAATGGTTTCCTGGGTCTGGAAGATCTTGCCTTCCAGAAGATCAATGATCTGGGCTTCGCCGTTGTTCTTGGCTTCCTCCATACCGTTGATTGTGACTGTGGCCGCGTACTGCTTCCAGTCGTACTCAGCCGCGCTAATGCCCGTCTGCGCCGTCGTGGAAATCGTGTCCGTACCTGAGTACGAACCGGCCGTTGAGTTGGTCCCATAGATTACGGGAACGACGATCTTCGCACCACCACTGATTCGACGAATCGTCTGACCGTTCGTCAAAGCGTAGAACAACGGCCGCGCACTGAAAATGTTATCAGTGAGTTTCGGGACGTAGTTCTTGAGCGTGGTGGAAAGAATCTCGTCAAAGTTGCTGTTACCAGCCGCCATGATTCTTTACCCCTTGGGTCTAGGTGCCGTGTTCTTTTTTGGCGTTGGCGAACGCTTCACGAATCGACATCGGTTTCTCCGCTGCCGTACTGGTCACTACACCAGCCTGTCGAGAAGTTCCCGTTTCCACCTTGGCGTTCCGCTTTGATTCGGTTATCTCCCGTTCCTCATGCAGTTTCCCCGCATAAGTAGCCAAAGATCCGAAGTTCATGTGAGCGTACGCCGCCTCCAGGTTCGGAATACGGTTCGCCAATGCGTGTCTGTAAAGAGCATCCGCATCAAAGTCGCCGTACTTCGCCTGGAGAGTGGAAACTTCCGCCTCCAACGCCTGCTGTCTCGACGCCCTCGCCTGTTGAGCCATCGTCGCCTCCAAAGAAGCGATGCGTTCCTCTGTCGGATCCGGTTCATCCTCCCACTCATCCGTGGAAGAAGTCGACCGGTTGTCCTCAATGCCGAACGCTGATGACAACGCAGTAAGCGCACCTTCGGGGTCCGCTTCCAAAGCCGAAACTATTGCTTCGGCCTGCTCCAAACGCTGACGTTCGGATGCCAACTCCTGCGTCTTACGGGTGTAATCCGCCTGTCGCTGGTATCCCTGTTGAAGTTCGCTCAAGGTGACCTCCGACTCTGTTCCGTCCACCTTCACGGTGTACGTCGAATCGGCAGGTTCTGTCGCTACCTCGCTGGAAGATTCTGGAGTGTCCATCTTGATGGGTTCCGTTCCTTCTATGTTTTGTGGGCACTAGCCCTCGGAGTCCGTAGGTTGCTCCTAATACACAACAACGTCTGTCCCAGGCTAACCCAAAGAAGGCAACTCCAACCCCATCTGGCCCTCCAGTTGAGCCATCAACTCGGGTGGCACACCACCCGTAGGAGCGAAAGCGGGGGGCACACCGGCGCCTGGGGGAGGTTCAGACACGGGTGGCCCCCCTGGCGGCAGGGGGCCGCCGGCAAGAGCCGCTTCTTCCTCTACCGGGGCTTCCCCAGGAGGTAGTGGCGGCCCCTGTTCCATGATGAACTTCTGCGGATCCTTGATCCCGAAACCTTCTTCCAGCACATGAATCGCCAAAGCGGCCGGATCGATAACTGTCCCAACGAGCGGAGCAATCGCATTCAGCAATGATACAGCCTGCTGCTTCCGAATCGTGTCATTCATCGGCTGGGTCGAACCAGCCTCGACAGCGAAATCGTACTCTCCTAGAATGTCGTCACGCTCATACGGCACCCACAGAGACTCGCCGCCCTTCATCGACACGCGAGCCATCTGATCGCCAGTCATAAACTGCTGCATCAACTGGATCACGCGTCTGGCGATCTCCGAAATCGCAATCTCGATGATCGCCAACTTGTCTGCGGCCCGCGCATTCTGAGCATCAGCGATGATGCTGGCCTCAGTTGCCGTACGCGTGATCTCCGGCATCGCCCCTCTGGCGTATTCTGACACGCCAGATACCGTATTGATGTCGTTCTCAATAATGTTCGAGTAGTTGTAAATCTCGGGCGAAACCGGTGTCTGCGGCATCGGGATCACAACATCCGACAAAGACTTGTTCTCGTCGAGAACAGGAACCAGGCGGCCGTCCTCATCAGATTCCAAGGCTTCGCGCCCTGCCGGCCCAAACGACCGCTCATGGTACAGGTACTTGCGGGCGTACCGCTTCCTGTCGTTCATCAACTGGGAACGAGTCTTATCCAACTCCAGTTGCAGAGACTCGATCGATTCCAGGTCACCCATCGGATAGAACAGATCGGGAATGTCGTAGTTCCGGATCATCACGAACGGCTGCCCGTACGCATACGGCATCGGTGTCGGGTCAACCAGGAAACCATCACTGTTCTCGGAGAACACAGACATCGTGTTGTCGACGATGTCGTAGAACTCCCAAATCGTGACCCTGTCCTCGTCGAGAACGCGCTCACGCTCGTTCTCGTACTGAGAAACATACGCCGGGTTCACGCCGGCGTCAGCGTCCAGACGCTTCCGAACCGACGGCTTGTACCGTTGATCCTTCTGAGCCTCCTCAAGCGGCCGCACAATCTTCTGAGCGATCCACCTGGCATCATCCATGCAGGTTGCTTCCGGATCAACAAACACATCGAACGGTGAAACCCGTTCCACAAAGGGTTGATCTTCAATCACCATCATCGCCGTTTCCGGCAGATTGGCGTTGATCTCGTCATCCGTCGGTAGCGACGCAGCCAAGTCGGGAGACTCGACAGCGAACTCGTCGACCTCCAAGCGGGCCTGCTGCATCAGCAGATCCCGCTCAGCCTCAGCCAGAGAAGTCTCCTGCTCCAGGAACTTCCATCCGGTCTTCACCCAACCGTGCCCGAAGATCAGGAAATCCTTGACTGCCCGCCGGAACGGCTTACGGAAGTCGTGATGCCGCCACAAATGGTTGACAACAGCCTCCACAAATGCGGCACGATCAGAGTTGCCCTCATCGTTCGCAGATACCACGATCTTCGGATGATTCACCGCGACAGAAGGAGCGATCACGTTGATCGTGCTGAACGCCAAGTTCACAGCGATCAGATCAGAACGGCTACGCGTCGTTTCAGCCCAATGCTTACCCCGGTACAGATCGATCAGACGCCACCAGGTGCGATCATACGCCTGATCCTCCCGCCACCTACGAGTACGCTCCAAACGCCGCGTATACTGCTCATGCAGTTCCGCCCTCGTTTTATGCGCCATCAGAAATACGCCTTGTCTGGCAACCTCTCGATGTTGCGCCCCTGCGATAACGCTTCCTGTTCCGCCTTGCGGCCACGTTCCGCCCGTGTGAGATGTTGCTCGTCAGCGGGGAAAACCCCTCGCGCACCGCGTCCCGTATCAACTCGGAGGCCCAGGAGTTTCTGTCGCCACTCCCACAGTTCATCCATCTCCTGTTGAGTTTTCGGACCTTTGTGATCCACAACATAGACACAAAACTGCTCGTAAGACGCCTCCCTGGGGAGGATCGCCATTACTTGGCGTTGCTGCCGCGCAACTTCGGCTGCGGGCTCGCCGGTTCAACCTTGCCGGTCTTCCCATGCTGGTTGAACGGCGTGCTACGCACAGAAACCTGGCCGTAACCGCCAGTCTGGTTGTTCACCTTCGGGCTGCTGAACCGCTGCTTGGGCGAGTTGGGGCTACCAGGCTCCCAAATCGGATTCGCAGAGACACTGGACCCGCGCTTCATCCGGTTGTTCTTACCGGTGGGACCATCGATTGTCTCAGTGCCGTTGGTGTGCGAAACAAAGTTCTTTGCCATAACTACCTCTCGGAGGAAACGAGCATGCCTAATAGTTCGTTCATCGTGTCCCACGGACAGAGTGCTGACCGATCCGAAACGGGTCTTCCGACGTATCCTCATTCAACGCCAGGCGCTTCCACCAATCGATCGTCCAGTAATCGTCGGCCTTCTCGACGTACTCGGGGGCATACGCAAACTTTCGCATCTGATTCGCCAACGCCAACGCCATCACCCGGTCGTCGAACGGCGAACCCGACATCGAACCCTTCTCGTTGCGGGTAAAAGTCCGCAACTCCGCCAAAGTGTTCCGGTCCCTCAACCCCAACTCCTCGTTCTTCAACGCAGTCGCCAAATCATCGATCATCAACGGCTTCGACGTACGCGTCGTCTTCCAACCGTACTCCTGAGTCACCCGATTCGACACGTTGTTCAATGTCCGCTTCCGAAACAGACGAGGATACCCCAACTGGCGCAACACCGTGATCGTCGTCAAACCGTGATTGTTCGACTCGACACAACACAACGCATCCCGATACCACAACCCGATGTTGAAAACCTCAGCCGCCAACTCATCGGGAGCGATATGTCCGTGCCAAATCGCAACCTGCTCCCCTGTATTCAAATCCAACACCTGAACACACGAATAGTCGCCGTGACCCAACCCCTCAGCCGTGTCAACACCCATCACATACCCATGCGTCGAATCAGGCGGCGACCAAACTTCAAGATTCACGTTCTAAACTCCACAACCTTCGGCATCACAGAATGCAGATACCCGACCTGGCCTCGCCGGCAACCCGCCGCCAAAGCATCCAAGACATCCAAATCGAACACCGGGTTACCAGACCGGACAAACGCTTCCTCCGGTGTCGTCGGGTACTCCTGGGCCAACTGCCACGGCAACATCGACTGACGCTTTTCCTCATACCACGACTCGTCCCGATCCTCAGTCGCAGACCACGGAAAAAACATCGGAGCAAACTTGTTGTTCGACGCCGAAGCACCAACCCACAGATTATGAAAAAAGTTGCCGGAACCATTCGCAGTCGACAAGCCAATGATACGACCGCCCACATCCGCAACCGGCTCAATGGACGCCCACGCTTCCTCAGGGTTCGGCAAAAACGCCCACTCATCGACAACGATCAGCGTGGCGGACTCGCCACGCGCAGGATCCGAAGCCGACGGCATCGACGTAATCTGTGACCCGTTGTCGAAAAGCATACGCTGCTGATGCTCGACCAGAGACTTCGGGCCACGCTCCACCATCCACACCGGCAGATGCGAAAACCCGTACTTCGTCTTCCGCAGCAACAGCACCGCCTCACGCTCCGTACGAGACAGATCGATAATGTTCTGGTCAGGCTGAAAAAACGCCAACCAGAACTGGTGCGCCGCCACCAAAGTCGTCCACCCAATCTGGCGAGCCTTGAGCGTCAGGGAATAACGGTTCTCACCCCAATGATCCAAAGCAAACTTCTGAGCAGCCCTCAGATCAAACAGGATCCTGCCGTAAGCAGGATGGGCGATGTTCCAATACTTTCGCAGAAAGTACGACTCATCCCTCACGCAGCGGCGCCACTCCGCCTCCTGGCGGAGTTCCGTCAACCGCGACACTCAGTCCTCGACCGGATCCTCGACCGGTCGCAACTTCGGAGTCCAGGTGTTGCGCCAAACCGACGGAGGATGATTGTCCTCAACCTCAAACCTGACCTCCGGATCGGGATACATGCGAACCACATGATGGCACGGTTCCGCACCATCCCACAAAGCGGCATCCTCCCACTCGGTAGTCGGAACGCCATCATGCAATACACACACCGGCGGGCCACAAAACCCCCGGTTGATGCCCTCTGTCATCCACTGGTCAAACGAACGGCCCACAACGCCTCCCTAGAATCGGAACACACTCTGCAGGATTCTGCCCGCAGCAAACACCATAATAGCGCACACAAAGGTTCCAATGGCAATCCCTGCGATCGCAACAACATGGGTTACTGGCACGCGTCGCACGATTCAGGGTTCTCCAAACCGCACTCCAATGGTTCATCGGCACCAGGCCCATGAAACGGATCCCCCCACGGACCTAGAACAGGTCGTTCTCCAAAGGCTTCTTCGCGCCAGACCTGGTCCTCATCTCCTGGCAACACTTTCCCACCCAGCACGGCACTCCCTTCGAATGCATCTCGAACACTTCACGACGTACCTTGGCTCGCTCCGCCGACCGTTCGGCCCGCAAATCAGCAAGCATACGCTTGCGGCCTAAAGAAATCACTGCGACGACAACACGGCGCCACCAGCCAAAATCGGTGGCACCAGAGGACCACCAAACCCGGTTCCAGCGGCAGTAGCGGCAGCAATCGCCGTCGCAATCATTATCGCCGTCTTCGTGTCGATGCCAGGCACAGCCTCAACAACGCTTTCCACCAGATTGCCAAGCCCACCGAAATAGCCTTCGCTTTCCTGCGCTGTACCCTGAGCAAGCATCTCTGGCAAAATCGAAGCATCCATCCTCGACTCGGGATCTATCCCCTCGTCGTCCTCTGGAGGCCGCGTACCCTCCAATGTTTCACGAACCTCAGGCAGCCACTTCTTCCCCAACTCCCGCTGCTCAGGCGTCAACGCCCACGGAGGACGAGGCTTCTCGGGCTCCATCCCAGGCAGATGCTGCTCGCCTTCCATCACCATCGAATGCACCGTCGGCCCCCGTTCCTGCAAAGGTCTGATCGGCGTACCTTGAAGAACCGGTTGCTCAACCGGAGGTGCGATAAACGGAGGAATCGCCGTATCGACAGAAGGAGGTGAAAGCGGGGGAATCGCCGTATCTGTGGGTGGCATCAGGAACGGCGGGATCTGCTGAAATCTGTTTTCGTCGGACACAGCACGCGACTCCGACACACCAGGCGGAACCGATGGATCTCCACTCTCGATCGCACCCCGATTCCGCATCCGGTCCACCTCACCGCTGACGCCTTCCCGTGGAGCGCGCCACCGCATCGGCAAATCCTGCTGACGCCGTATCACATCGTCGCGGTGAATCTCATCCATAATCACATCACGAATCTCATCACGCTCCCCGTAACCCCGCCCCTCCCCCAAGTCGTAAATCTTTTCGCCCGTGTCAGGGTCCACCAAATACTGCTGTTCCACAAACTCCAGCAAATCCAGAATCTGGTCAACGTTCATGCCGGCCTCAACGGCCATACGAATCGCCCCGGCACGGGCATCAGCGGCCCACAAGGACGTCACCTCGGGCTTGTGGGCCGCCCCCTTGTAGTCGACATTGAACGTCCCCTCGGGGGTGAGCGGGTTCGGATGCCGCAGATCCTCCCCCAGCAACTCCTCCCAAACGGGAACCCAATCAGAACGAGGTTCCGTCGACCACATCTTGATGGGTGAGCCCCCGCTTCCGTGCCACGGACCGGGAACTTCCTGACGGCCTTCTACCGGCTCGATCAACTCGGGCCTGGAAAGATACTCGCCATAACCCTGCGTCCACTCCTCCGAATCAAACCCACCCGCACCAGGAACCCCCCCAACAGCCGACATCGTGGATGTACCAGGCGGAGGATCAGGCACAGGCTCCAAATGCCGGCCACCCCACTTCTCAATCGCCGCCTTACGCTGCGCCGGATCATCCAAATCCCAAGTCTGAACCAGAGGCGGCGACGGAGGATCATCAGGCGGATCCAACTCCCGAATCTCCGCCTCGATCTCAGCCAACTCGTCGATCACCTGCTCCAACGCCTGGTCATACGGCGCAGAAGTATCCTTCAACCGATCCCCATGCCTCTTTTGTAAATCAGCCTGACGGGCACGCAGACGCTGCAACCTGATACTCGTCACACTCCCCATCATCTCCGCAGCAGTCTCCCGCGCATCAGGCAACGACACAGACCTGTCAGGCGTCCTCGACTGCGGATTCGGCCCGTGTTGAGAAACAATATCAATCGCCATCAGACACCGGCACATCTCGGAACTCGGCCACCAGGGACTCCAACTCGTCCGCCAACTCGGCATCCGACAAACCGGCAGCATCACGCTCGTCATCGACGATCACACGACGCTTCGGAGTGAACTTCTCGACATACTGGAGGTACAGCGAAGCGGCCTTCACATCGCCGTTGGCGGCAGCGCCATACAGCGCGTCAATCACCGTCTGAGTACGCTCAGGATGAACATTCAGTTCAGCGGCCCGGCGGTCCCACTCACGCACAAAACGCACATCCCGCTTGATCCGACGAACCGAATCCTCGTGCATCCCGTTCTCAGCCGCCCACTCCTTCTGAGTCGGCGGTGTACGCTCCGGCCCCGCCAACACCCAATCCAGCAGCAACCGCCACCGATCCGGCATCGTCTGCGCCCCCGAAGCCTCATCCGTCTTCCAGCCTCGACCGCCACCGTTCTGTGCCACTACGCACCTCCATACACCTGCCTGGAACGTCCCAAAAGAAATAGTGGGACAAACCCTACGGTATTGTGGGGGTGGGGGCTGGGGGTGCCACCCA